GGCGGGCGCGACGTATCTGGCTGATATCCATCGGACCTGATTCAATCCGATCAGTCACCGTTCGGTAAGTCTCCGATCGGTTATTGACACACAGTAACCGTGCGGTTACTGTGTTCGCATGGAACTGCGAGACTTCTACCTTGGCATGACTGCCGCCGAGCGCGCCGATTTCGCTCGACGCTGCGACACGACTCCCGGCCATCTGCGCAACGTGGCCTATGGCAAGCCCTGCGGCGAGAACCTCGCGATCGCCATTGATCGCGAGTCCGCCGGCAACGTGCCCGTCGAAACCTTGCGGCCGGACTGCGACTGGGCCTACCTCCGTGGTCGGCCCAGCGCTGAGGCTGCATGACTCGATCTGCTTCATTGCATGGGGCCGGTCTGCGTGAGCGGGCCCAGCACGCGGGCAACGCTCTCGCGAATGCCTGCCAGCCCGTTGCGTGCACCAGGCGTGCCTACGCCTTCGGCAATCAGCTTGTCCAGCTCGCCCACCAACAGGTGGCCGACGGTCGGCATCTCCATGCAGATGCAATCCACCAGCAGGTACATGGCCAGCTCGAAGGCCAGTGCGCTGTCTCCAATGAAGGCGATGCGGGGTCGTTCCATGTTCGTGAGTCCCTGTGTCGTTTCGTCCCCTGCAGATTGCCGCGCACCGCGGCCGATGTTTACTGAGGCGCACCGCCCATGACTCATACGGAAAAACGTGACCCGATCACGACCCTCCACGCCGACGCAAAGGCTTATCCGGGCGGCATTGCGGCCCTGGCGCAGTTGATTGGCCGCAGCGCAGGGGTGCTGCACAACAAGTTCGCGGACTCGATGCCCAGCTACGAGATCACGGACCGTGAGGCGGACGCGATCGCCACCGCAGTGCGACTGCGCACCGGCGCCAACGCGTACGCGGAAGCCAAGGCGGAAGCCCACGGCGGGATCTTCGTGCCGCTGCCGGAGCCCGGAATTGCCGGCGAGGATGACGTCACCGCAGGCCTACTGGAGATCATGCGCACCGCTGGTGACCTGGCGCGCGAGTTGACTGAGGCGCGGGCTGACGGACTCATCACGCCTGACGAGTTCGCGAGCTACAAGCTGCGCGGCAACCGCCTTATCGCTGCGGTCCACAAGCACCTGCGCGACATTGAAACGATGGTGACCGAAGGTGCGGTTTCCCTCGAAGCGCGCCGGGGGGCCCGCTGATGGACGAGATGGATCGCGCGCAAGAGCACTACGAGCGCACGCTCGGCTACGAGGTGGCCGCTGCCCGCAGGTTTCGTCCGGCCGCTGAGCCTATCGGCACCTGCCATAACTGCGGCCAGGATGTGGACGCCGGCCTGCGCTGGTGTGATGTGGAGTGCCGTGCGGACTGGGAACAGCGGCGCGCCAGATCGAAGGTGGCGGCCTGATGCTTGGCGCGCTGATCCTGCTCCTCGCGGCGCTGGTGCTGTGGCGCTGCATGGTGATTGCGGTTCGCTGGTATCGGCGCGTGTCCGCTGAGCTGGACGAGTGCGAGCGCCAGCTGCTCGCTGCCTTCAGCTCTCAGGCTCCCGCTCCCTCGGTTGCGGAAGCGCCCGAAGGGCAGGGGGGCGCCCATGGACAATGAATCGTCCGTGAAGCTGCAGATGGAGCAGTTCGGCATCCAGTTCCGCTCACGCGACCTGCCGCTGCGGGTTGATGGCGCGCGCCACACCTGCAGCAAGGGCGGCAAGTTCTGGTATCGCCTGCACCTGTGGCGGCCGGACGTGGGCGGTTGCTTCATCACGGGGTCGTTTGGCAGCTACAAGTCCGGCGAGCGTGAGAAGGTGGAGCTCGACCTCGCTCCGCTGTCTGCCGCTGAGCAGGCTCGCAGGAAAGCGGAGCGCGAACTCAGGGAGCGCCAGGCACGCGAAGAGCGCGAACGGGAGGTGGAGTCCGCGGCCCTGCAGGCGATGGACATCTGGCGCAAGGCCAAGGCCGAGGGCGAGAGCCGCTATCTGCAGCGCAAACAGATCGAGCGGACAGAGGGCGTGCGCTTTGACCGCGGCTGGCTGCGCATTCCGATGATCCGCTACGACCTGCCGCGCCATCAGGCGCTGGCAGGCATCCAGACCATCAAGCCCGACGGCGCGAAGCTCTTCACATCCGGGATGGCGAAGCGTGGCACCGCGTGCCGCCTTGGCCTGGTGGTGGCGAAGGAGCCCATTCTGATCACCGAGGGTTACGCCACAGGCATGAGCGTGCGTATGGCCGTGCGCCGCCGCTGGCCGGTGTTCGTCGCGTTTGACGCCTACAACCTGGAGTGGGTTGTGCATGTGGTGCAGAAGTGCCACCCGCAGAGCCCGATTCTGATCTGCGCCGACGATGACTGGCGCACCGAAGGCAATCCCGGCCGAACGAAGGCCAAGATCCTGACGCGGACGCTGGACCGCGTGCAGATGGTGTATCCGGTGTTCCGCGCGGAGCGCGGGCCGAAGGATACGGATTTCAATGATCTGCACGTGCGTGAGGGGCTCGATGTGGTGGCGCGCCAGTTGGCTGCACCGCTCTCGTTCTTGCTTGGCGCGCCCGTGCGTTTTGAGGATTCGGCTGGTGTCGCAGCCTGACGTCGTAGTCCCGATGACCTCCCGCACTGAACCCCCATCCCCCCAGGCGGACGCACCCGCAAAGGGGGAAGGGGACAAGCCCAAGAAAAAGCAGAAGCCGGTCGATTGGGGCCTCTTCAACCACCTGCTCAACCGGTTCGTGCTGATCTACTCGACCGACACGGTGTTCGATACGCAGGAGAACATCGTCATGAAGATCGGCGCCATGCGGCTCGCGTTTGGCACCGACATGGTGAAGCTCTGGCAGCACTCGCCGGACCGACGACAGGTGAACCCGGAAGGGCTGGTGTTCAAGCCCGCTGACAACTGCGGAGAGGACGAGGTGAATCTTTTCACCGGCTTCGCGATGAAGCCGAAGGAGGGCGACTGCGGCCCGATCCTGGACCTGCTCTACCACCTGTGCGCAAAGAGCGCGGAGACGCCAGATGAAGTGCAGAAGGTGGTGCATTGGGTGCTGTGCTGGCTCGCGCTTCCCCTGCAACGCCCGGGCGCGAAGCTGCAGTCGGCGCTGGTGTTCCATGGCGGGCAGGGGGCGGGCAAGAACGAGTTCTTCGAGGCGGTGGCGAAGATCTATGGGCGATACGCGATTGTGGTCGGTCAGGACGAGCTCGAAGACAAGTTCAACGACTGGGCATCTCAGAAGCTGATGGCGATCGGCGACGAGGTGGTCGCGCGGGCGGAGCTGTTCCACCAGAAGAACAAGCTCAAGAAAATGATCACGGGCGAGACGATCCCCATCAACCCGAAGAACCTGCCACGGCGGATCGAGGCGAACTCGATGAACGTGGTTTTCCTCTCCAACGAAGTGCAGCCGCTGGCGTTGGAGAAGGACGACCGGCGGTACTTGGTGGTCTACACGCCCGCGGCGGCGCATCCCGAACTGTACGCAAAGGCGCGTGCGTGCCGGCAGAACGGGGGCGTAGAGGCGCTGTACCACTACCTGCTCAACCTTGACCTGGGCGACTTCGACGTCTGGACCAAGCCGCTGATGACCTCGGCCAAGCGCGACCTGATCGAGCTGGGCATGAAGCCAGCGGAGCGCTTTGCGGCCGAGTGGCTGGAAGGCTATCTCCCGCTCCCTCTGCAGGTGTGCAGTGTGGCGCAGCTGTACCGGGCCTTCCTCGCCTGGTGCAGGCGCAACGGCGAGCGCTTCCCTCCACCCCAGAACGTCGCGACCGCTCAGATCACGAAGTGGGCGAGTGGTCGGCTGGAGACGCGCGTGGTGAAGCTGGATTCGGCGGGGCACCAGAAGTGCGACCGCATGTGGATTCCGGCGAAGTGCGAGCCCAGCGAGGGCATGACCTTGGGCCGCTGGGCTGCCGAGGCGTCCGAGGCCTTCACCAAGCACCTCAACTCGTTCCAAGGCGGGCACCAGCATGACGACGAGGCTTGATCTGGTTACGCGGTTACGACCCGGTTTCGATGCCGGTTACGCCGGAGAACCGCGCCGTTACGTGGGTTACGGTGTTTTCGGGGTTTGCATCACACATGCGCGAGTGCGCGCGCGTGACTCTCACGCAGCTCTCTTCTCATACCCGCGACCCCATCGTAACCGCGTAACTCACGTAACCACGCGCCTCTCCCGCGTAACCACCTTCGTAACCCACGTAACTACGTTCTCTCAAAGAAAAGTGGGGAAGTTGTTGATGGTGTTGGTCGGGGTGGTGGCAGTGCAGGAAGCACAAAGGGCGCTCGCATGATCTCCTACGATGTCGCCAAGGACGTCCGCTCGGTGGTGCAGGATCTGCGCGCCCTCGGCTCCAGGCACATTCCGTTTGCCACAGCCCGGACGCTCACCGCTCTGGCCAAGTCCGGCCAGGCCGAGACCGAGCGCGAGATGCGCAGCGTGTTCGATCGCCCGACCGCGTATGCCCTGCGCTCCCTGGTGGTGAAGCCAGCGACCAAGGCGCAGCTCGAAGCGTCCGTGGGCCTCAAGGACACGTCGCAGAACAAGCAGTCCCGCTCGCCGCTGGACGTGCTGGGTCACGAATTCACCGGCGGACAGCGGAAGTTCAAGGCCTTTGAGGGTGCGCTGCGTCGCATGGGCTACCTGCCCAACGGCTGGGCCGTCGTGCCTGGCGACGCAGCGCAACTCGACGCCTTCGGCAACATGCCGGCCAGCTTCATCGTGAAGCTTATGTCCTACCTGCAGGCCTTCAGCGAACAGGGCTACAGCGCCAACGCCACGGCCAAGGGCAAAGCACGGACCGAGAAGCGAGGCCGCAGCGCACGTGGCTTCGCGACCATCAACGGCGTCGCGTACTTCATCAGCCGCGGCAAGGGCAACTGGTTTGGTGCGGGCTCATGGCAGCACGGCCGAAGCCAGCACCTGCCGCCCGGGATCTGGGCCAAGCGTGGCATCCACGGCGCCGACGTCCAGCCGATCGTCCGCTTCGTGCGCGTGCCCGTGTATCGCCAGCGCATCCACCTGGAGCAGAACGTGGCGCGCGTCGTCGATCGCGATGCCGCCTCCGAGTTCTTCAAGAACCTCAACGCAGCAATGGGCGGTGGCCGCTGATGCGCTGCCCTCCTGCTCACTCATCGGCTCGCCGGGTAGTCGCACGGGTCCTCCCGGGCCTCTCCCGGCAAGGGTAATGAACACCTCGTCGAAGTGTTAGCGGCTGGGATTCCGTCGGGGTCGTCACTTAGGTCGTCATTCAGGAAAACGGGTAGTCAACATGGGTCGTCAGTTGATGTCGCTTCGTCAGTACGCGGAGCACCGCAAAGAGCGCGGTCTCGGCGGCACGACGCTGCGCGCAGTGCAGAAGGCGATCGCATCGAACCGCATCAGCACGGTGCCCGACGAGAAGGGACGCGAGCGCATCGACCCAGCTGTCGCGGACATTCAGTGGTCGCGCAACACCGACGTGGATCAGGCCGCGAGGGCGAATGCCCCGCGCACCGCGGCAGGCGCGGGCAGCGCTGAAGGGGAGGGGGGAGGGGCTGTCGTTGTGCCCGCGGCGGGGGAGGGGGCCCAGAACCCCTATTGGCAAGCGAAAACGCGCCGCGAAGTGGCCGAGGCCTCGAAGGCCGAGATCGAGCTGCGCGCGCTGGCGGGCGAGTTGGTTCAGAAGGCCGAAGTTCACCGCGCTGCGTTCGACGCCGGCCGCATGCTACGGGACCTGATCCTCGCCGTACCGCCGAAAGTTGCCGCGGAGCTGGCGAGTATCACGGATCCCGCCGTGATCGAACGCCGACTGCGGGAAGAGCTGCGCCGACCTCTAGAGCAGGTCTCGCGCCTCATGCGTGACCACGAGGAGGCTGCCTGATGGGCGCGATCGCTGATGGCTTCCTCGCATTCGCCAACGGTTTCGCAGCTGGCGTTGAGCCCGATCCGGACATGTGGATCGATGAGTGGGCTGACGAGTTCATGGTCATCCCCAAGAAGTCGGGGGCGGCAGAGCCCGGCAAGTATCGTGGGGACCGCACCCCGTACGCGGCCGAAGTAGCCCGGTGCCTGTCGCCGGCGAACCCGTTCCGAACCGTCGTCGTCATGGGCGCCTCACAGATGCTCAAGACGCAGACGGGCATCAACTTCGTGGGCGCGAGCATCCATCAGGCGCCCGCGAACATCCTGGTGCTTCTCCCGACGCTGGGGATCACCAAGCGCGTTTCTTCGCGCCTGGCCGCCACCATCGAAGCCGTCCCGGAGTTGAAAGAGCGTGTCGCGGCCCCGCGCAGCAGAGACTCGCGGAACACGGTCGACACCAAGGAATTCGACGGCGGCACGCTGTACGTCACGACGGCTGGCTCCGCGAGCAACCTTGCTGAAATCCCTGCCCGATACATCTGGGGCGACGAGATCGACCGCTGGGCGGATAACCTGGATGGTGAAGGCGATCCGGTCGAGATCGTCGATGCACGCCGTGCGACGTTCGAATACAACGGGAAGGGCTACTACACCAGCTCGCCGACCCTCAAGCACCAGTCCCGGATCGCGAAGCTGTATCGCCAAGGCGATCAGCGCAGATACAACGTGCCGTGCCCACACTGCGGACACAAGCAGCCCTTGGAGTGGGAGCACCTCCACGCGGATGAGGCCCTCACGCGCGCTTGGTATGTCTGCATCGATTGCGGCTGTGAGATCGACGAGGGCTTCAAAACGCAGATGCTCGGTGAAGGCGAGTGGCGCGCCACTGCACAAGGCGATGGCGTCACGGCCAGCTTCCAGATCTCCGCGCTCTACATGCCGCTCGGATGGACCAGTTGGCGCTCGCTGATGCGCCAGTATCGCAAGGCCAAGGCGGCGCTTGACCGCGGCGACCACGGGCCGATGCAGGTGTTCTACAACACCCGGCTGGCCCTCGAGTACGACAACACCGTCGCGATGGTGCGGGCAGACCAACTCAAGGCCCGGGCCGAGCCCTACGGATTGCGTACGGTACCGAGCGGTGTGCTGGTTCTGACCGCCGCAATCGACGTGCATCCAAGCCGCCTGGAGCTCAAGGTGATGGGGTGGGGCGAAGGTCTAGAGCGCTGGACGATCGACCACCAAGTGCTCTGGGGCGCCCCGTCTGAAGACGCCGTGTGGGCGGATCTAGACGCGATCCTGCAGGCGCCCTTGGTCAACGCGGCAGGCATGCCGATGCTCATTGCTGCCGCCTGCATCGACTCTGGCGGCCACAACACGCAGGACGTCTACAACTTCTGCCGGCCGCGAAAGTACCGCAAGGTCCTGGCCGTGAAGGGCGCGAGCCGGCCAGGCCGCCCGATCATCGCTAGTAAGCCGGCCGTCATGGACCTGAACTGGCGCGGACGCCTCGATCGGGCGGGGGTCGAACTTTGGTACGTCGGTACCGACACCGCGAAGGACTGGCATGCCGCACGCTGGCTGCTCGCGGACGGACCCGGTGCGATCCACTTCTCCCGCGACCTTCCGGACGAGTACTACGCCCAGCTCACCGCAGAGCGGCGCATCGTCAAATACCGCAAGGGCCACGCGTACAGCGAGTGGATCAAGGGGAACGGCGAGCGCAATGAGGCCCTCGACCTCGCCGTCTACAACCTCGCAGCTGCCTACTACCTGGGCCTGCACAAGAAGCAACCGCATGAATGGGCAAAGCTGCGCGCCGCGCTGTACCCGCCCACGCGCGACCTGTTCTCGCAGCCCATCGTGCTGCAAGGACCGACCACGGAAGTCACCACCTCGCCTGCGCCACAAGCCCAAGGTGAGCGCGCCTACGAATACGACGACTACACCGAGAGTGCCTACTGATGACGCGCATCCGAGAAGACCTCGCCGAGATCCTCCGCGAGGAAGTCACCACCGCGGCGACCTACCTTGCGATTCCTCCCGAGCAGGCGCGCGCGCTGGCCCTGCAGGTTGAGGACCGCCTCCGCATGCGCGTGGCCGGCACAGACCTCTATCTTGGGCGGCTGGACCGCACGCAGCGTGCCGCACGCATCCGCGAGGAATTTTCAGGGAACAACCACGCCGAACTGGCTCGCCGCTACGGGCTCACCGTGCGGCGGATCAGGCAGATCGTGGCTTAGCCGCGCGGCTCACTGGTTGCCATTCACATGCCCATAGCACTCGAAGAACTCCCGGTCCGAGTAGAAGTCCGCCTTGGCCTTCTCTCGGCGCACGTTGTCCGGGTGCTTGAACTCGGCTTCCCAGTACTGTGCGTCCTTCTTCTTGTCGCGGATCTGGGCGCAACGTGCTTTGGCTTCGCGATCTTCACGCGCTTGCGCTTGATCTTGCGCCCAGCGTCGTTCAAGGCGTTCGTTTTCCTTGCGCGACAGGGCCTGCTTGTCCTCAATGGTGCGCACGCGCGCTTTGACGGCCTCATCCATGTCCGCCGGTGGTGGTGCCTGAATGTTCTCCACTTTGGCACTGCTGGGGCAGGGCAGATCCGAATAGGTCACCTTGCCGTCGATGATGCACTTGTTGATCGCCTGCGCCGGCGAACAGATCAGTGTCACGAGAATAAGGGCCATCCACCGCATGGAGAGCGCTCCTCAAAGGTTTGGGAGCGCGAGAGTTTCCACAGCGGGCCCGTATCCTTCAAGCCCGGTGCGCAAACATTCGTCACTTCGCTATACGAGCGCGGCCATCATCCGGCTCATGAACGACATGCGTTGTGTCGGCACCGGATAGCCCTGTTCACGCAGGGCTGCGCGCAGGGCGGGCTCACGCAGCGAGCTGATTTCCGGGGCCTTAGCCTCCAGCAGCCCACGCCATCGGCGCACGAGTGTGGGCGTGTCCAGCGCATCGCTTTCGGCAAAGAGGCGCGCCACAGCGCAGCGCTGGATTTCCACCTCGTTGGCCTTGTCGGCAGGCCCAATCACCACGTCCAGCGCGGTGACCACTGCCATCACCAGGCCTGCCGATGCGGTGAGCTCTGGGTGATGTGCCACGACCGTGGCGAACGCCGCCGTGCCCGAGAGAAACTGCAGCGTCGAGAACAGCGCGCGCAGGCGCGCGAACAGCGTGCGCTGCATGACGCCGAAGCGCATGGCGTAGCGCAGATTGTTGATCGTCTCGTTGCGGTCGGGATCGGCGGCGTCGTAGGTCATGGCTACTCCCTCAGTCAGAAGCAGGGGCGGGCGGAGGAGGGGTCGTTGGCATCCGTGCTGGCGGAACCCAGGTTCTCTCCTGGGGCTGGTAGGGCTGCTGCGGTTGCGGCTGCGGCTGCTGATTCGGTCTCATGGTGCCTCCTGTACAGGCCTGTGCTGCGTGGTTGTGGTAGCGCCGAGTGTAGCAACGGGGCACGCACCCTCGGATCATCATCAAGCGGGCCTCACCCGCGGAACGCATCCGTAAGGATGCGGGCCCGATATTGACGATTTCACCACTTAGGGCGCATCCTCGCTACGCTGCGAAAACAAACGCAGCTCGGGTTTGGTCGCCCGGTGGAGATTGGCGCACGAAGCCGCGCCTACACGCGGCTTTTTTCATGTGTGCGTGCCTTGGCTCGTCCCAGTTATGGGCGGCCCGGGCGGGAGGGCGCAAGCCCTGCCGGTTCCTTTCTCCCGGTCGACCAACCCGCTCGGTGCTGCCCGCCCTCTTGGTCGGGGGTCGGCAGCTCTCTTTGTCGAGAAAGGAGCTTTGCCATGGCTAACCCTGCCTCGCGCGTGAGCGCGTCCTATGCGAACGCCACCGTCGGTGCGCTGCCGTTCGTACGCATTCCCCGTCGTGTCCGTGAACAATCCTGCTACTGGCGCGTGCCGCCGACCAACGACTACGGACTGGCTTGCGACATCGGCCGCGAGTGCGCCGCCCACTACGTCCAGTACCTCAAAGACAACCCCCGCGCGGCCGGCCTGAACACCCTTGGCCGCATCGCGGCCGACATCAATTTCCGGGACGAGAGCGGCGCCAAAGGCTATTGGGTTGGGTTCTTCTCGCACCTGGAGCGCCTCATTTGCGCCCAAGCCAACCGTATGGACGTGTTTGAGGACCTTGCCCGCGTGAACGCAGTCGTCGCGCAGATCGCCGCGCAGCGTGCCAACGAGGCGCGTATGCATGGGGACTGCCATGAATGATGTGATCCCCTTCGCCTTCGACAGCCACGCCGTGCGCGTGGTGATGCACGACGGTGAGCCTTGGTTCAACGCCACCGACATCTGCGATGCCCTGGAAATGGGTAATCCGTCTCAGGCGATCAAATCCCACGTCGATACAGAGGATCTCCAGAAACTGGAGACCCTCACTGCGGGTGGCCGCCAGAACCAGAACCACGTGAACGAATCGGGCCTCTATGCCCTGATCTTCGGGAGCACCAAACCCGAGGCCAAGCGCTTCAAGCGCTGGGTCACGCATGAAGTGCTGCCCACCCTGCGCAAGACCGGCAGCTACGCCATGCCCGGCGCCGCGGACCCGCTGCCGCCGTCGGTCTCCCACCGGGCCGACCACATCGTGGCGGCCACCCGCAGCTTCAATGGCCTGATGCGCGCGGCGGCCACACTCAAACTGGGCCACCTGCGGGCAGTGCGTTCGGCTACGGCTGCGACGCTCCGTCACACCGGCGTGGATCTCCTCGCCGAGCTGGGGGTCGAAGAACACGAGCTGGCGCCCGCGCTTCAAGCGCCGGCTGCGCCGCTTAGCCTGGCAGAGCGATTCACCGCCGCCTGGCTCGCGGGAGAGCTGCCGCTGCCGTTGGCAGCCTGCACCACTGGCCAGCTCTACCGTGCCCTGCAAAGGTGGGCCGCAGAGCAGGGCGAACGCGGCGCGCCTGCGCAAGGCGTCGCCAGCGCACAGATCGGCCGCTGGGCCGGCGAGCGCCTCACGCTACGCACCGTGCGCTTGGGCGCCACCAGGCAGGTCGTGCGGCTCTGGATACCGGCCGGCGAGGGGCCTGCGGGCAATGAGTCGATCAGCGCATGGGCGGCGGAAGCGGTTAAGGCGTTCGGAGTAGCTTCGGAAGACACGGCGTCGCCTGGCTCAGTTGGTGGTATGGCACCTACGCAATGCTGACTGCTGGAGAGCACTCACGTAAGATCCGCGCCGGGAGAGATCTGCAATGAGATTTCAGGTTGTTTACGATGGTCCAGCACTCGAGCACAACACGATGGAGGTGCGAGACCTCGCGCCTGCTCTGATCGCGCTTGGCGAACTGCTGGAACAAGCGAATCTCACGCTGAATGGCGCCGACGTTCCTATTCAGGTTCGGGTCGAGGCGAGCTTTCAGCGTGGAAGTTTTGGCATCAACTTCGATATCGGATCGCTGTGGCAATCCGTGCTGTCGTTGATGCCTGGTCACCTTTCCGTTGAGTCGGCCAAAAACCTGCTCGCTGATCTTGGATTCGTAGTGGATCAGCTCGCTCGGGGCAGCACGATCGGGGGGGTCGGTTTCGGTTTGATCCAGTTCTTGAAGTGGCTCCGCAACCGTCGCATCGACAAAGTCGAATTGCTGCAACACGGCCAAGTCCGAGTGGTCGTGGACAAGGACCAGATCGTGCTCGAGGATCGGGTCCTGAAGTTGTACCGGAATTACCGCTTGCGCCAGGCGTTGGAGAACGCAGTCAAAGTGCCGCTCGACAAGGACGGCATCGACTACTTCGCCGTTGCAGATCCGAATGCGTCGGAAAGGTTTGTCGAGATTTCCCGCGAGGAGCGCGTCTTCTTTGCTGCGCCTCCGGTCTCCGAAGAAGAGCTGGAGGAGACCGACGATACGCGCAATTTGCAGCTGCTCAGCGTGACGTTCAAAGAGGACAACAAGTGGCGGTTCTCGGACGGGTCGAGCACCTTCTATGCAGCGATGGAGGACCCTGAGTTCCTGTCATCGGTGGAGAACGGGCGGGCGTTCTCGCAAGGGGACATCCTGAAGGTCGTGATTGGTACCCGCCAATGGTTGAAGGGAGACAAGCTGCACAGCGATTTCGCGATCAAGAAGGTCTTGGAGCATCGCAAGGCAGCTGTGCAGATCAGCATTCCATTCGCCCGAGATCCTGACAGCGAGGCCTAGGGCCTACCGGCACGAGGATTGTTGTAGCTGGCGCGATAGGGCCGTGTGGCCAGTTCGTTGTCGCGCAGCCGATCCGCCAAGGCAATCAAGTCCGCGCGGCGCCGTTCTTCACGTCTGCGGTCTTCCGCGCGCGCAACCGCTGCATCGCGGGCGCGCGCCTCAGCGTAGTCGCGTTGTGCCACGCGGTGCATCTCGGTCGCATGCAGCGCGTCGATGCGTTGCTGCGCCACGTAGCCATTCGTGATGGCCGACCAATAGGCCTCGTCGGAGACAGGTGGCGGCGCGCCAATCGTGCTGGCCATGGCCCCGTGTGGGCAGGCCGTATCTGTATAGCTCACCTTCCCTGCGGCGACGCACTTGTTGATCGGCTCGGCAGCTGCGTCCGCTGAGCGGAAGACACTGAGGGCGAGCACTGCGATTGAAAGCAGGGT